GCACGATGCTAGATGTGACATGGGCGTAGGCCAAATCCTGAACGTATTCACCTTATACGTCCCAGGCTCAACCTGTGTCGCCCACAGCAAATCATTTGAGACATCCGAGTCGCTCCAATCAAAGAAGTCGATGTATGACTCCCGAGTGATGAACGACTTGAATGACAACTCATCAGTGCCATCTAGCCCTACGGTGCGGGAATCGATAGTGAGCTCCTGCTTCGGATCATAAGTCAATTTCTCAATTGGAGATCCAATCTCAGTAGAAGCCATCCCACGCCACGGGGCATTATGAACTGGTTCTTGGTTGCTGATCACGGGGACGTTGGTATAGCCAAACCACGCCGCCACCCGCGAGACTGCCCCAGCACCGATCTCGGTCGCTCTCGCGAACGGACCGATTATGGGGACGGAGGACAAAGCATTTCCTGCCTTGGCAACAGCAGACGCAACTCCGGAAACTGGTCCAGAGCCATACTCGTCCGCATTCGTGCCGAAAGCAGTGATCTTGTCCCTAACATTCGTCATCTTCGCCTTAGAGACGCGCTTTTTGCCCTGAGGGCGGATAGTTGGACCCGAAAGAACAGGGTTTTCTGCCCAAGCATAAGCGCGAATATTCACCTGCGCCCCAGCTACCGAATTGGCATTCTCAAGATTGCCGAACGAATCGTAACGGATTTGGCCCATGTCATCAAACAGAGAAGAATCATTCTCGAGCCAATTCACATTGTTAAAGTATGGGAGGGACAATTCACCTCCCTGCGATTCAGAGACATTCAAAAGAATCTTGGGCCGTTGGGAATATGTGACGAGTTGTTCATCGCCAGCAATTACCACAACGGGACCAATGTGAGTACTGGGTTTTGGATTGTAAGAGATCATTGCACACCCGTAATAGAACGGAGAAGCACTAATAATGAATTTCACGCGCAAATTCATGCGCATTAGTCCGTAGTGTTCAAGTTTGTTCTTAATACTAGGGTGTGTTAGAAAAGCTGTCCACGGGTTAACTACGTGAGCCAGAACGTTCCCTTCAATCCACGTAAAATCATCGATCAGCACAGGGCGCTTCAAAAAGTCACCCAATGCCAACGACTGCATCCCTCCATGATTGAAAGTCGGATCAGACACCGTCTGCATGTCCAACTCAAAACCTGGATCGCCATCTGAGAATGCAATCTGTTGCAACGTCTCAGCCGCTGCTGCTGGTGCCATATGTTCCGGCACTTCAGGCACCGAATCGGTGCTATCAAGTGGAGTAGTCGCAGGTTATTTCTACGAGGTGTGTTTAAACCTATACACACACCAAGTTGACCACTTCCGTCTGTGCCCCAACAGACAGATGTTATTCGGGGGATCGCCCCTGGAGCTACCTAGCCCACCGCTTCTCTACGGTGCTATGGTCTTTCACACCCGGTGAGTGATCAGTGGGCTAGTCGAGTTTTGGTTTCGACTCCTCCGAGCCGCACGCCAGCGTACCAGCGTGGTTAACATGAAAGTTTTCTACACCTGCGGAAACTTTCTCATACCGCTTGACCAGATCGTCCCACTCCAATAGGGGCTGGTCCTTAAAGAACAGCGAAATGCCAATCTCCTCGATACACTCCTTAAATAAGGTAGTGAACTGATTGAACACGGCCTTGCCATGGAAGAAAACTTCCTGTTGGGCTGACCGGAGAGCATCGGCGTACTGTTCCTCGGGTGTCACAGTTCTGGAGCGAACCCCGACACACAACATCTTTACAATAGAGTTGAAGTCAAGTGGGGCCACCCAGTGTCCAATATCTTCATCGTAAACGAACGTTCTCTTCAAGAAGGATGTTTCTTTCACATGAATGAACGGAACGCTTGCCTGTTCTTTGTCGGCCATTGTATACTCAATACCAAAGGCCGCCAGCGCTTTCTGAATCGTGGTATGGTTAAACTCTTCCAATTTAGACGACATGATGTTATCATCGCCATAAGTCATCAACGCCACGTACAATTTAAACGTCGACACCGGTCGCCCAAGTGAGCGAAATGCCAAACGCATGTACAATGAGTTAACGAGAGAGTTGATGATCACCGTTAGCGGATGCCCCGAAGGGTTGTTGCCAAAGAAGGTAATCAACACACCGAAAAAGTTGACTGTCGGAAACGCTGTGTCAAAAGAAATTCCATGCATTACGAGGATATCTACATCTTCATAATTGCCGCTGTATATGGCTAATTGAATCAGTATCCAAAATCCTGCGAGTATTGCATTGGACGGCATAGACTTATCAAAAGATCGAAAATCACCAGCTATCATATTGTTCTCTCCCATTGAGATGATATAGTGGTACAGGTGCTCCCACTCGATAGATTGAGCGGTAAGACCTACACCACATTCGAACACCTCTCTGAAATTAAACACTAGCCTGATGAGCGAGAGATAGTACATTCTCACCACAATAGACCACCCAAAAGGGGCACCACAGAACACTCGGGTCTTTCCAGACAATTGTTTCTTTGCAGAAACTGGTTCGTCCTTGAGCGCCGCTGTGAAAACTGGGTTTGCCAATTCATTCTGGGAATAAGCGGTAATAATCTGATTGATATCCTTCTGAATAACCGGAGTCACCTCAACTGGATGTGGGGCATACTCTTTAGGTTCTCCAGGTTGCAAAAAGTGTCGCTTCGACTTGTTATAGGGAAACCCCGCACTTGTTGAGCGGGGCAAGCTCTGAATAGCCG